ACTTTTTCAACCTTTTCTTGACTTCCTAGATGTTTTTGATAAACTAAAGACATCGAAAGAAATTGGACTCTTGGTTAAGCTTGGTGGCGTTGCGCAAGAGTCTTTTTTTTATATATCCCCCAACATAACAAAAGATCTTCTCTTATACAATAGTCTTTTTTATTTATTTTTGTTTACAATCAATCTTAATATCAATATTCTATTTATTAATGTGTTGCGTAGGTTGCTTTATAGCACTTGTTTGTCATTCTAGTTCCTTTGTTATAATTGCAGCACAAAAAAAGGGGTTCGGTATTACCTACATGCCAATTCCTGCTTATCATAATAATGATATGTGGTTTCTGATTATTTTTGTTTCAAGCCAAGAGTTAAAATCCTTGGCTTTTTCTTTTTGTATTAAAACCTTGCTTTTTTTTTCTTTTTAGTTATTTTATCATTTGTAAGAGGCCGATCACACTGCCCTTACACTGGGAGTTTAACCAATGGTTACGCTCCCTTTTTTATTTCAAAATAGTACTTGCGTTTTCCTTGAAGTGCATGTATAATGCGTTTATCAGTTGTTAAAGGCAATTGAGGTTTTATCGAGTTAGCAGCAATAAAGGCTTAAAGAAAATGGAAATAAAAATTAGAAGACCAAATGCGACCATATCTATTAATTCTAACGTTTTAAATCAATTAAAGATAATAGAACGAGAGACAGGTTGTACACATAGCCAGATGATAAGCTGCCTATTATACAACATAGGTGTGCATCAAGGTTTTCTTTCTCTTCCATCGCCGATTTGTTTTCGTGAGTTTAAAAGTTATGTTAAACAACTACGTAAGCAAAAAAAAATGCAGCTTAATAAACAAAGTTAACTAAAATAAAGAGGGCAGTGTGATTAAAAACCTACAAGATAGAATACAGCTACTAGAAGACATCGTGTTTAACGATGAAAATAGTTTGCTAAAACGTGTTCAACGATTAGAAGAAGCTGTACTAAGTGCAGATCTTCTAAAACAAAAAATTGAAGAAGATAATAAAACTTTAATTCATAGATATACATTCAATACTTGTTTAATTACCATGTTTGTCTCTCTTGCTTTAGGCGTTTTAATTAATGTATTGTTAATACATAAAGAAAACGTTAAAAATCCTGAGGTAAAAAAAGAAATAATTTCTAACAATAAATTTCTTTCTTCTATTAATAAACAACGCATAATAGGTAATTAAAATGAATGCTATTCAAAGTTCAATACAACAAGTAAGTAAAAAAGAAAGTTTTATGTTTTCGCCTAGTAACATTGATGAGGTTATTAGATTTGCTGAATACATTAAGCATAGTGTAATGGTTCCTCAAAGATTCAGAGGTAATTCTGCTGATATAGTTATGTGCATGCTTAAATGTTTAAGGTTAGGCTTAGATCCGATAAGCGGTATGCAGCATATAAAAGCATTTAATGATAAAATAACCATGGACACAGATGCAGTAATGGCGCTTGTAATGGGGAATCCTGAATTTGAAGATATGGAAGAAACATTTGATCCAGTCACAATGACAGCTACTTGTACTGTTAAAAGAAAACGTAGAACGCCAGTTACTAAAACATTTAGCAAGAAAGATGCAATAGTTGCTACATTATGGGATAAACCTAAAACTCCATGGGTTCAATATCCCGTTAGGATGTTACAAATGAGAGCCAGAGGTTTTGCGCTACGTGATATGTTTAATGATGTTATAGAAGGAATTTTGCCTTATGAGGAAGTTGCAGATTACAATTACATCGACAACAATTCTAAAGCCCCTATTCAACAAAAAACCAAAATAAAAACTGTAGAGCCTGTAATAATAGAGTCAATATCCGTTAAGTCAGATAAAGAAGAAGTTATTTTAGAGCCTGTGTTTAATAAAACAGAAGAAAAGGTTCAGCCTTTGTTTGTTGAAGTTAAACAAGAGCCTATTGTAAAAGAATCTCCACTTGAAAAAAAGCTTAAAGAAATGAAAGACGAGATGAAAGATTTTACTATTCAAAACGTATTAAAGGTGAAAATAGAAGAAAAAGGCGTACCTCAAGACTTAGTAGGAAAGTGGTTAAAAAAAGAAAATGTAGATGATGTAATAAATTTGTCAGATTACGCTGCTAATAGATGCTTACAATACGTAGATGTTAATTATTAAAATTTACTTAGAAACAATACTGATATAAGTTGCAACAAGGTTTAGTTATTTGACTTTTGTTTTTTACCAAAATTTAGAAAAGTATTGCCTAAGCCTGTATTTGTTTGAATGGTTTACAGGGCTTTAAGTAAACAAACTTAGAGCCTTGTTTTTTAATTAATATATAATGGAAAATCAAATTATGAAAAAACATTCAGTTGAAGAGTATTTAAAAAAAATGCATGAATCCTTAATAAGTAATAATAAATTGCAATTAGAATTAGAATTAGCAATGTCAGATGAATACGGAATGATGCGTAGAGAATACTCTAGGAAACTAGGCTCAGCACAATCTTGTTTAGCACAGCTTGAAGGAGATTTAATAAAAGTAAAAAAAGGGTATAAACCAGCTATTGAACCAAAAACTTGCTTAGAAGAAGTAGATGAATATAAACGTTTTAAACCAATATTTGAAGAAAGACAAATTAATAAAGTATTAGAAGATCTTAAATTTAATAAACAAAGTTATTTTACTAAATCAACAGAAACCGCTGAAAAGCCAATTTTAATTGATACATTAACTGATATAATACAGAACAGAGCTACTCAGTTTGTAAAAAACGTAATAGAAAACACAATAGAACAAAAGGCAACAAATACAGCCTTGGATGTTGCTCAAATAGTTAATCCAATTAAACCTCTTAATGTAGTATTTAAAGGCATTCAAAAACTTTCTGATGCGTATAATAAAATAGATAAAACAGAAACGGTAAAACTTGTTACAAACGTATATGAAGATATTAAAAAAATTAATATTCAAGAATATCAAAAAAATGATCCCGCTTATGAATTTATTCAATACATTCAAAGCTATGAACATTATAACGCAATGGAGATAGAAGACATTGATAATAAAATACACATAGCTGTTGAAATGATTCAAGAAGGATATTAATCAATATAAAAATAAAACTATGAACAAACTTTTAATTACAAACAATTTAAAAAAATTATTTAACTTAATAAAAAGCATTTTATGTTATCCATTTAAGTTATTTTTTAATTTTGTCAAAATTGTCTTTTCAGAATTGTTTTCTATTACTTTTAGAGATGTAGTTAAGTTTGTTCTAATTTCTATTGTAAGTAAAATCGGCTTAGCTTTTATTCATTTAATCTATTTTTTTTTAAAAGCTTGGATTGGAATGCACATTAATAAATAAATATAAAAAATTTTAGTCTAAGTTAAACAATATGAAAATACTCACCACAATCCTAAAAATCCCTTTGTTTTTTATTGCGCCTCTTGCATTGTTGTTTTACTGTTTTGGTTGCATTATAGAAATATCTATAATAAGCCTTAAACAAAAATATAAAGGTAAATAATGACAGATCAAGAAAAATACACGTGGAAAAATTTTTATGGAATCGATAGCCAAAATCATGCAGATAAGGTTATCTTTCTAAAAGAAGCATTAGAAAAAAACTTTTCTATGTTTGACGATCACGCAAGACTCACTTATAGCAAATTATTTTCGTGTTTAACTTATATGCATTACACAGGATCGATTGTAGAATTGGTTGGAACTGAAAAAGAAAAAATTAGTCTTAATTTAAAAAAAGAAAAAGATCTAGAATTAATTTCATCACATAAAGTTTTTGTTAAAATAGCAGATGAATTTATATATTTTATTCAAAAACAAAATGCGATAAGAAGAAAACCATTATTAGAACTCCATGATAATATGTATCGCCATGCATGGGACAATGAGAAAAACTGTTTTAAAGATATTTACTCTACTATAAATATAGTATTCGATTCACTAAATATTTCAAATTTTAGCAGTTACTACATAGTGCATGATAAGTTTTTTTTAAAACTTCAAACATTTGCAACTGACAAACAACATGAAAAATGGAATAAAGCTTATGGCTCTCTAATTAAAGAATTGTTTAAAGAAAACTACGAATTTCATGAGCGCTTATAAAAAGGATTAATCAGCGGAACTATTTAATTCCTCCTCTCTTTTCTTTTGATATCTAATGCAGGTGATTCTAGATATCTTTAACTCTCTTGCAATTTTGGCCTTTGATATGCCCATATCAATCATCTTATATATCTTATCAACCTTTTCTTGTTTAATAGGAAGACGACCCTTGTATTTGCCTTTCAGCTTGGCTAAGGCTATTCCCTCTTTTGATCTCTCTCTTATTACAGCTAACTCAAATTCATAAAAGGCAGCCATCATATGCAGCTGCAACATTACAAGCGGTTGCTCATCCATACTTAACTTAATGTTTTGAGAAGTGAATACAATAGAGGCCTTTTTTACTTTTGTTATGTACTCTATATTATTAATTAAATCTTTTGTGCTTCTAGCAAACCTATCCATGGAATGAACATATAAAGTATCACCCTCTCTTATGAATTCTAACATCTGTTGAAATATCGGTCTGTCTTTTGCAGTCTTTCCTGAAAAGCATTCAATAAAAACTTTATCTAACTCTAATCCTTCTAATTGACGATCTGGGTTTTGTTCAATTGTGCTAACCCGTTTGTATCCTATTTTCATTTTTTAGACAATAATGTTACTTTGGAAGTGGAATGATACACTAATGTAACTTTAATGTCAATAGTTGATTCAAAGATACAGATTGGTAAATATAACAAGATATCATTTTAGGGAGCTCCCTAAAGTTACATGTCTAATCCGGTATAAAATCTAAATTAATATCGTTGTTATTTAGATTCATATAAACAGTATCAACTGGTGAATTAGAAAAACTACTTTCGCTCTTGTACTCAGTTGCTGATATAAAGCTTTCAACAGGAATTTGCTCAGACATATGAGAATAGCTATTGTCTAATCCTGATTGGAAAGGATATTTATTTATTGTTTCATCCGGTATATCTGCTTTGGTGTTAAGACCTGCAAATAATATAGTCGCTATTGCTTTAGACGATTTTACAACGTATGCCTTATTACTTACTACTGTGGCAATTAAACCACCTGCTGCAAATGTCATTATGTATGGTGCGTAAGCTTGCAAAACAGTATGGGCTGAGACGGCATAATCTTTAAAAGAAGTAAAGGCTGTGTTAAAACAAGACTGAAAGCAAGTATTGCATAAATTGTCAGGAACAACGGTTCTGATCTCAATTATCTTTTCTATTATCTTGCAATCAGAATTATCTGTTACAGCCTCTACATTCCCATAAGACATAAAACAACCTTATTTATCTTTTTTCTTAGATCCACCAACTGCTTTTTTAACTTGAGCTGCACTCATATCATATTGAACAGTAAATTTGTTGCTAAGAGACTGTGTCGCCATATAAGGCTCTTTGTCATAAGACGGGATTCCCATCTCTACAGTGCCTAACTTTTTTACTTTGTCGCAGCCATATTTATTATCAGCCATGTTAATAACCTATCTATATTAATACACTTAATATTATACAAGATAAAATATTAAAAATATATTACATTTAGAAAAAGGGAATAAAAAAAATTAGCCGTTAAAAGGGTCGCCTATATTATAAATGGTTTCGGATTCGGCCAACATTGTGTTTTCTGGTGGGTTATACTCAGATACGCCGTCGTAAACGATTGTATTAACAACTGTGTTAGTTGCTACTACTTCCGTTACCCACTCAGATGGTTCGCCTTTCCAATAACTTAATTCTTGCGGTGCTGTTGCTACTAAATACCAAGCCATTTTTTACCTCATAAATTTAATAAAAATGTCTTTAATATTTTAACACATTGTTTCGGCAATAAAAGATAAAAAATTAACCGTGGAAAAGATCTCCCACAACATAAACGTTTTCAGATTCAGCTAGCATATTATCTTCAGGGGGATTGTACTCAGATACGCCGTCATAATCTATTACGTTTGTGACTGTGTTGCTTTCAACTACTTCTGTTGTCCAAGTTGCAGGCACGCCTTTCCAATAGCTTAGTTCTTGTGGGGCTGTTGCTACTAAATACCAGTGATATTCAGGTGTTTTGTCACAATCTTTATTTAGTACATTGTTTAATAAGTTTTCCATTTGTTTTTCAAATCTTTTAATGACATCTGATATATCACCTATTCTTGCCTCAGATACGCCATGGTTTTCTAAAAATTTAAAGTATTCTTGTGCTTTTTCTAACATAATGCTTACCATTTAATAAATTGATTAATAATCATTCCCCGTATATAGGTGTATACTTAACTATTTTTCTATTCAATAGTTATTATATTGCAGCGATAAACTCGGTTATCTTTACAAACCCAGCAGTACCGTTCCCACCTGCCGTTGCTGTAGAATTAGTAGGTATTGCAGCACCTCCTCCCCCTGCTCCTAATCCACTTCCATTATTCCCTTCACTATTATATCCCTGTATCCATATACCGCCCTGACCTATACTAGTACTGCCACCTGTTCCATAGTTTCCATCCATGCCAGTTAATGCCAATTCATTACCAGTACCAGCGGTTGCCCCACTTCCAAAAGCACCCATTGCCGAAGAAGTACTATAGCTACCAGCACTCCCTCCATTTGCTATACACAAAGAGCCAACGCTAGTAGTGCCACCATTTTCTGCATCATCGTTCCCAGCAGTTCCCCCTGCACCGCCTGCTCCAATTGTAATAGTTTGAACTAATCCTAAAGCACCGCCAACCACTAAGCTTAAGCTATATCCACCTGCTCCTGCTCCTCCTCCTGCATAATTAGATGTACTAGTTACTGAACCAGCACCTCCTCCCCCTCCCCAGCATTCTATTATAGCTTGAATAACATCTTCCGAAGGGTAGTACAAACCAGAGCTAGTAAAAGTCACTACATTGACTTGAGCAACAAAAGCGTTTGTAGAAGTATTTATTATTGTTTGATATTGAACCATGATGCATCACAAAAATTCTATTATTACAATTAGGCCATCACTTCCAGCAACCCCTGCAGATGCGTTTGTAGTTGTTGAAATTCCACCGCCACCCGCTCCTACATTTGTTGGCATAGTAAATGCACTGTTTACCGGATTTGATTGCGGAGGTCTTCCCATGCCCCATATACCAGCTGCACCTTCACCCCCTACTCCAGTCAGAGCACTAATTCCTCCTATTACACCTACTAGTCCTGAGTTTCCGGTTGTTTGTATCCAGTTACCATTAATAGCTTTAGCTGAGTTAGTAGATGCGCTTATTCTTAATGCATTAATATTAAGAGTAGCAGATGTTCCATAAGTTCTGAGCGTATCTACAACAGTTATAGCCACCCCTCCATATGCTATTCCCAAAGCACCACTAGTTCCAAATTGTGTGTTTCCTCCTGCACCCCCTCCTGATCCACCACTTCCTGCAGCACCCCCTGCTCCTACGGTTACAGCTCTAGATGCTCCTATTTCAGCGGCTGTATAAACAGATATAAAAGAGGAACCTGCAGCTCCTGCTTGGCTACCAGCTACAGTAGTAGCTGTAGAAGATGTATATCTCGTTGCAGAGCCAGATCCTGCTCCATATCCTTCTACAATGCAAAATTTCATACCTGCTGTGGGAGTATAAGTTCCTGACGATGTAAAACGCCGTACGGCAACACTAGATATACCATTTAAAGTTTCTGGGTTGCTCTTGCTTACTACGTTTTGAACTGCCATAATCCTATACCGATAAAAACTCTAATATGGTTACTATTCCACTGCTTCCTGCGCTTCCTGATCGGGCAGTCCCAGTAGTAGATGCACCACATCCACCTGCCCCACTATTAGCTGCCGCTGCTGCATATGTATTAGTACCCCAAACACTAGGTGCTGCTCCTTGTCCCATGTAACCATCTCCACCGCGTCCACCGACTCCTTCTAAAGAAGGAAATGTATCGTTTACACATCCTATTCCACCCTGTTGACCAGCAAGGCTAAATACATTTCCAGCAGTGACTACAGCACCACCAGCTCCTCCTAACCCCACTGATTGACTTCCTCTTATTACGCCGAATCCTCCAACAGAACCAGTGCCACAAGATATTAAAGCCCCAAATGAATTATTACCAGTGCCTATGGTTACAGATCTAGATGCTCCAATAGTTGCAGAGCTATATAATCCTCTAGAAAAGGCACCCCCGCCCCCTCCTCCACCTGCATTAGGATTCTCTGCTGTTGTATTCGCCCCAGAACCAGCTCCCCCTCCTCCATGGACATCCACTATGCAAAATTTCATACCTGTTGTGGGGGTATAAGTACCAGATGAAGTAAATACTCTTGTCGATACGGCATTAATAGGGCTACTATAATCTATGCCATCTATCATAGTTTGTCTGTTACTTGCAATTTTACTGCTTATAAACTCTGTAATAATAACAACTCCACTTCCACCATTACCACCGTTTCCGCTAAGACCGGCTATTCCACCGCCTCCGCCTCCAGTATTAGCAGCACCACTATTTGCGGCTGTTGCCCCAATTACAGCATCTCCTCCACCACGACCATATAATCCACCACCGCCTGCTCCACCAAAAGAATTATTATTAGTAAATCCAACAGACCAACCGCCGTTATCACCATTAATATTATATATATTTCCTCCACTAGCCGCACCACCGCGACCGCCGCCTGTAGGATTCCTTGCTGTACCACCACTTCCAGAACCTGTTGCCCCTCCACTTCCCGTCATAGAAAAACCACCCGTTGCTGGAAATGTAGTATTCCCTCCATTTGCGCCTGCTCCCGTTGTACCAGTTCCCCCTGCCCCTATAGTTACCGATACGCTAGGAAACAAATTAGCTGCTGGAATGATCGATTTGCAGTAACCACCACCTCCTCCTCCACTTCCCCAAGAACTCACGAGAGTTCCTCCAAATCCACTAGCACCCCCTCCTTGTACTTCTACTATTGCAAAAAGAGTTCCTGTAGTTGGGGTATAAGTTCCTGTACTTGTTATACGCTGTACGTTAATCGTATTTACAGTCGCAGCAGAAGCACCAAGCATGTTAACGGTGGATGGCATTATGTTAATACCAATCCTGCACTAGCTGCATAGTCTACTGACCATGTTCCAATGCCACCTAATGTTCCTAAAAATGTAAGAGAAATAGTATCGTATCTATTGTTACTAACTATATTTCCACCTGTTCCTGCAGTTGTGCTAGAATCTATAAACCATATTTGTTGTGATGCGTTTTGATTTATTCTCCATCCACCTGATGAAAATCCTTTTATAAGTATATTATCTCCAAAAGTAGAGCTTGCTGTAGATGGTAATGTAAATACTATTTGAGTTGATCCATTGTTACATAAATAGCCACCTGTCGAAGTCAAAGCTTGTGTGGAAGTCGCTACCGATGTCCATGACCTTCCCCCAGCTGTTGAATCAATTGTTATAGTTCCTGCTCCGTTTGTGATTGATATGCCAGTTCCTGCTGTAAGAGTTGCTGCAACGGGGGCATTCGAAGTTGAGCCTATTAATAGTTGCCCATTATTAAGAGTTGTAGCGCTAACAGTATTTGTTCCACTACCTGTTAAAATACCATGTTGGGTTGGATAAGAGGAACTTGAGCCACTGATGAGGAACGGTGTGTTTACAATGTTATTGGTTGCCATATTTTTTACCCAAAGTTTTAAAAGTAACCCCAAGGGGACTAAACCCCTTGAGATATAAAGTCATTAGTTCATTGTGAATTGGCTTGTTACAGCGTCAACTACACGGAAAGCTGTGTCAGCAGCTGTGCAAACTAATCTAAGAGAATCATATTGATTTCCAGACGCCAAAGATCCACCAGCACCAGTTGTTGTAACAGAACTTCCAAAACGTATAGATTGTCCAGAATTTTGAGCTATAGAGAATCCAGATCCTGAATTTCCTACGATCTCAATTACATCACCAACTGCTGCAGTTGTTGGAAGTGTGTAAGTAACAGATCCAGATGCAGGGTTATTGATGTATCCTGTGTTAACATCCATAGCAACAGTAGAGCTTGTGTTTTCAATCCAAGCAAAGCTAGAACCTGAGGTTGCTATTGTTATAGATCCTGCTGCGTTGGTTATAGATATACCAGATCCAGCTGTAAGGGTTGCTGCAGATGCCGCACCACCAGTCGAACCGATAAGAATCTCACCATCATCAAGAACTGTAGAAGAAACAGCATTTGTGCCGTTACCTGTCAATACACCGTATTGGGTTGGGTAAGAGCTACCACCGCCAACTACATAAGGGGTATTCAATGAGTTATTTACTGCCATGTTTTTTACCAAAATTTAAAAATTAAAATCTTTGAAGCTTTAAAGAACCTCAAAGCTACCCGTCGCCCCACCAAGCAGAGACCACGTTGTATTTGCCGAAATACAAATCAATTGAATAGAGTCATACCGATTTGTGCTTGATACTGTACCGCTAGTACCTGTTGTACTAGGCTGACTACCTACGTTGATTGTGACGCCAGATGGCTGAGCTATGCGCCATCCTCCTGAACCAATTCCTACTACTGATATTATTGAGCCAGCAGGGGCTACAGTAGGAAGCGTAAGCACTATTAGAGAGCTGCTATTTGCGCCGTAGATGGTATTTATTGATGCTGTTTGAGACGAAGTAATAGGTGTGTAAGTTAATCCACCACCACCCCCTGACATTGGTATCCAAGTTGCAGCACCGCTTAGGACATATCCTTCTTGTCCTGCGGTTGGAGCTGGAACTATACCTGTTGTTCCGTTAGAGCTAGAGGTTGCTCCTGTAAATACTGCTATTGCACTGCTGACTAAGCCTAAAAAGTTTGCCATTAGTTATAACCTCTGTAATGTTACGGTTAAACTTGTCGAACTCCCTGCATTAGAAAGAGCCGCATACATTTTTTCGTTTTGTAAGATATTTTCTAAAGTTGTTTCAGTTGCTGAAGAAAAGGTAACAGGATTTGCTGCCCAATCGCTTAATTGAATAGCTGTTCCATCTGGAGTGACGCTGTATATAGAAACGCTAGCGCCATCGAATGTACCAAAAACCCTTAATACTCCTCTGTTAAAAGGAATGTTGTAGTTTTCTGAATTACCATCCTCTGAGGCATTACTTAGAAAAGTTACTAAGTTTATATTTGCACTAGGTTGCGCCATGATAATAACCTCACGATGCTCTTGTGATTAAAAGAGATATCACGCCGTTAATTGATCCAGATCCACCCGTTACAGTTGCTGCAATTACATCACCTTCTACAAAATCATTTGCAGCTGTTGGTGTTGCACTTGCGCTTGTAGCAACAGCAGAATCAACATAAGGAATGGTAACTACCCCACCTGTCACAGCTGTGCCAGATCCTTCATTGTATATAGAAGGAGTAATCACAATATTAGAGCTTGTAAAAGCACCGCTTACAACAGCGCTTATAGAAGAGATACTTCCATCAAACGGAGCAGAAAATAGGATGACGTTTGCACCCGCTAAGCCTGTAATTGTAGGGAGTGATATTTGAACGCTTTGAGTCTGACCAATTTGTAGATTTTGAGCTTGGATGTTAAGTGTAGTCCAATACCCATTAGCAGTATTATAACGCTGTATCTCTATTAGATCAGTTGGACGAAGACTTGAGCTTTGAACAAACTCCGCACCGGTTTGACGAATCGAAGACATATTAATAACCTAAATGATGTAACAAATCCTTAATATGTTAACACGCCTAAGTTAAAAACATCAACTAAATAATTTAAATATATTAAGCTTTTGTTATCTTATTTTCTAACATGGCTATCAGTTGTCTATTAGTAAGAGCCTTACCGTTTTTAAAGAAAATACTCTTGTTAGCCTTAGCTGCTGCGGGAAAGGCTTTAGCGGCCAATTCAGAAGGAGGGGATCGTAATAGTTTTTTAGCCCCTTCAAGACCTAAGAAATGAGTGAGATATATTTCGCTTTCGGTTGGATCTCTATTTAAAAAGGTTTGCAAATCTTGAGCGTTATCTTCTAACATTTTTGCAGCAATTGCTTTTTGAGCTTTTGGATTTGCTTTATCTCGCATTGTAATGCCCAATTCGTTACCGTATTTTTTAACCCCTTCTCTCCAAGTGTTATCAGTGAATTGTAACACACCGCTAGCAGTAGAAGTTTTAGCTTTAGCATTTGGATTACCTCCAGATTCTACTTGTGCTATTTTGTCTATTAAAGCGTCATCAACTTTCGTAGTAGATTCTTTATTACCATATTTAGCATTAAGTCTTTCCCACTCTTCCTGATCCCATTCTACATCTTGTTCAGGTTCATTAGTCATCCCTTGAGGTTCGGGAGCATTTACCTGCATCCCTTCAGTAGCTTCCCCAAGTTGTGGTTCAGCTTGGTCAGGAACAACATTACTATCGTTACCATATTTAGCATTAAGCCTTTCAAATTCTTCTTGATCCCATTGAAGCGTATCATTTCTTAATTCCTCATCGTTTTGTAATTCGTTAAACTTCATTTTGTATTGTATTATATCAGGGGCAAACTGAGGTGATTCTTTTGCTAATCTATCTAAAAAACCTAAGCTTTTTTCAAGCTTTGACGGGTCTGTTATTTTTTGAGCTTTAGAAATCCAATTAAGAAAACTAGGATTAGTAAATAAACCAGATGAACTTAATGCGCCCGTTGCAAGAATGACAGCCGTTCGAATTGGCTTAGTAATTACATCTTTTGCAGTTGCTGCAATCCCAGATGTGTAAGCAGTTCTTGAAGTGTTGCCAGTACTCGCTGTATTTTTAATTGCATCTATAGCCTTTATAGTTGCTCTAAACTTTTTTTGATCCTCAGGTTTTAACCCTGATAAAGCTATTTCTTGTGCTTCTGGATCTAACTTTTTAAATCTAGTAGCCAAAGTAGAAGCATTAAATTCATTTTGTGGAGTTAAGCCCATTTCTTTAATTAAGCTTTCTGTAAACACTTCTTTTTGAGCTGGTTTTAAAGTTGATTGCAATGCCTTTAACTTACCAGCGTCAACATTAGTATTATTAACTATAGAGCTAAAAATTTCAGTTGCGTTATCTTTGTTTAAAAGAGGGTCTACTATATCATCTCTTTTCTTAGCGTATTTATGATAAAAATTATTAAAACGAGAATTAGCTTTAGCAGCTTCTGGGCTAACTTCATTTAACGAATCAAAGATATCTTCTTGTATTTTATTTCTTAATTGCGTCAACATTGTACGCTGTGGGTCTTTTTTAGGAACATAAGGATTAAAGGTAGTTATTGCACTATCTATTGCTTCTCTTAAAATTACAGCATCTCTGTAAGGAAGAGCCTTACCTGTTTTTAATTTATCTATTGAGTTATTTAAAAGACGTAACTCTTTTTCTCCTTGAATGTCTTTAATAGGATTTCCATTTAAGTCTAACCCTTTATCAAAAGTATTACTTATTATTGTTTTTACATCATTAAGCATAGCTTTCATATCATTAATAGCTTGAGCTGGGGAGGTGTCACTTTTAAGGCGTTTACCTGTTTCAGTAAAGGGAACACGTTTATCATCAGCTATTTCTAAAGTTTTATTTAAAGTAATAGGAGCTGTTTCAGGTATTTTACTTTCTAAATCTGCTTGAAGTTTTTCAGATATTTTACGACCTCTTTTTCTCCAATTTTCTAAAGCTGTTTCAGCTAATTCACCACTTTGTTGCCTTGTTAATCCTTCCCCATATTGCGCTATCTTTTCTTGAGTAGCTTTTATTGAATCTTGAATCGCATCTGCAGCAAAGGGAGTGTTTTTTAGTATATTTTCACTCATACCAACAATATTGCTATCAGATATATTAGATAAAGTAGGTGTTAATCCAGCTTCTTTAAAAGCTTGAACTTTTTCAGGATTAATAGCTAAAGCTTCTCCTAATAATTGTGCAGGTTTTACTATAGCTTTACCAAGGTTTTTACCAAGATTTGGAATTTTGCCACCTGCATATCCACCTATTAAACTTGTTGCAATAGGAAGCAGTGCACTATCTTCATCAGCTGCGTCTCGTCCATATTCTAATCCAGCTCCTGCTCCTGCAGTTGCTGCATATTCTTTTGCTCCCTTAGTTGTTAAAAATCTAGATAATCTATCTCCTAATTTAACACCGCCTTTTGCTAAACCTTTAACACCTTTATTAAGTACCCCTGCACCTGTTACAAAACCAGCAGCCCTATCGGCCATTTTTTCTCCTAATGTTTCTGGCACAAATTGATTATCAGTTAAAGTATCAAATTTTTTTTCTATATAATCAGATAAGTAAGGTATTTTAGGCTGAATGCTTTCAATACCTGTAAGTTTATTAGTACCTAATAGGGCAAGGTTTCCTATTGCTGATGCAAAATCTGGTATAGAACCTATTCCTTCTCTTGCAATTGCTCTAACTCCCATACCCGCAACACGAAGTTTTGGATTTGCTGCAACAATTTCTGCAAACTTTGATTTAGTTTGTTGAAGTTTAGCTTTTCTTTGCGCTTCTGTTTCCATCAAAAGCCTCTTTTTTCTTTAATTGCTTTTAACTGCTCCCATCTTGCCCTTTCTTTGTCATCTGACATGTTATTATTTTCATTGAAATTTAATTGTTCAGCATTTAAAGGATTTTGTGCTATATAATTATTCCAATATTCTTTAAAATCTTCAACGCTTCCTCCTTGCTTTAACCATTTGTTTAAATTGTTTGAATATAAAACGCCTCGTTTTGCTGCTTTTTCAAGGTATTCGATAATCTGCTCATTACCTTCTCTATTAGTTAATAAACTTGGAGCCATTTTTATCAAAAAATCTAATTCTTTTTCTGATAACGCTCCTTTTAATCTAGTTGTAAAAGTCGAAACTAATTGATTAGCTATACTTTGAAATTTTGCAGCTGCTGCAGCTGATTTTTTATTCACAATAGGATCAATAAACTTAGATTTATTCTCAGCACCAAAACCCATATATGATATATCAGGCATTAATGTCTTTAATTGTTTTAAATCACCTAGCATTTCAGCTGAAGTTTTACCTATATCTTGAGCCTCGCTTAAAACTTTCTTTTGATCTTTAAATAATGTTTGTTGCATCTCGTTTTGCATTTTTTCGTTTTGCATTTGTTGCTTAAATGGATTTTCTGCTAATTGATTAGCAATACCCATTGCCTTTGTTGGTTCTAACCCCAATCCAACAAACCTTTTAAAATTGCCCTCTACATCAAGTGGGTTTTCTATCCCTAATTCACTTAGCCTTTGTTGTACTAACATTTGTTGCATAGCTTTTTGCTTGCCCATTTCTACTTCATAGTTATGATGCGCAGCTTGACTTTGCTTTAAATCAAATTCAGCCCCTAAAAGCATAGCATCACTTATTGGCATCCCTGCAGTAATAGATTGACTCACAAAATTGCGAGCGTCTTTACTCATTATAGTTCCTAAATTAGCACCATTCATGTTGTTGTTTTTCATAATTATATACCAAACATTTTATTTAAAAAACGAGGTGGGGGAGCACCATATGTTCCAGCTTCAGGTTTACCACTAGAATAAAATGCATTAGATGGACTGTCTTTAATAATATTAGTCATGTCGTTTATACCAGTACCAATTCTTTGTAATTGGTTAGGACGTTGTTTTTGTGCATCTAATGCACCTCTTTGAAACTCGTAAGATGATGATTCTTGGCTTTGTGGTATTAATGATAATAACTCACCTAGGTTTTTAACCCTAGTGTAAGGGTTTTGAGCTGCTGCACTCATTTGTTTTTGCTCTTGTTGTTGCTCCATAAGCCCTGCTTCAAACATATCAGCCAACGTTTGTCTTCTTAAACCTAACGCATCTCTATAGCTATTGTATTGCGCCTCTGCTAATGCCCTTTGCATAGCCTCATTATTAAGAGACAATTGAGTACCTAATGAACTGCTTTTTAACGCTCCAACTCCCCCCATTTTTTGTGCGTTGCCTAATAAACTATTTTGCTCCATACCATAATTACGTCTAATTTGATCTGTAACAAATTGATTGTATGGATTCATGTAATCTTGCAATCCTGCTTGAATCTGCTGAATATTTTGACCACCCTGAGCTAACGATTGTTGTTGGGTTGGATTAAATCCAGCTATAGGATTTGGAGTTCTTCCTTCAGGAGAATTAAAATAATCCATCACTGCAGGGGTAAATTGCTCTTCATATATGTCTTGCAAATATTTAGGCATTGCAGCATATCCTGACCTCATATTACTAGAAGATTGACCATAAGATGGAGTTGCAGGCGATCCACCATCACCAAACATACTTTGAGCCGTTCCTGCAACTTGAGCAGCCATCATTATTTCAGGAGCTCCAAAAGCAATCCCTCTTTTTATATTAAATCCATCTAGCAACATATTACATGCCTCCACAATATGAGAAATTCCCACCTAAATATTTAAATCCTTGCATAGAAAAATAACGATCTTTTAACTCTACGTTATCTCCGTTATTATTTCCTATTAATAAAATCATTTCAGCTTTATCAGCTGTTTCTTTAGCTGATTTTAATAAATTATGTGCAGCACCAAATGTTCTATAATCTCTATCCACCATAATAAAATCACTAATCATGTAGTAATCTTTACTATTCCATGGCATCTGCGTAACCCTAAGACCCATTACACCTATTATCTTATCTTCATATTCTGCAACCAACACCAAATGGTTTGTTATCATATTACTTACCCACGTGCATGCAGCCTCATCGTATCCTTTAATAATTTGCGACTCGTCAAACCACTCTATTAACAAGCTTAATGTTTCAGTGTGATCAAATATTGTTGCTCTTCTTATATTAACCATCTAAAAACTCTCTAACGTAATTTTTCGCCATGCTAATGACCCACTGTCATTGATAACAATATATTGCGAATTTGTTAAAATGACAACGTCATTTAGTTTATCGGTTTTATTAATATCGGAAGAGGAAGTTGGAGCAGAGGTATAATCAGTTCTTAATCTTCCTTGCAAGAAAGTTTGTGGTAGTTTGATTTCTAGAAGGTTAAGCCGTTCTTCTAGGCGTCTAAGCCGTTCTTCTGTGCTATCATTTGCGCTTAATGATTCATGATTAGTAAAGCGTGTCATATATTACCTAGGTGTTGATATTCTTATTTCTTCAAACCATTTACCGATTAAAAAGTCTCCATCTAGTTCATAGCTCTGTATGTAATATTGTCTTTGTCTTGCCACCAGCATTACATCAACTTTTGTTGTTTGTGGGGTAATAGTAAATGCCCCTGCGTTTAGGGTGGAATATATTAAAGGGCTTTGAGCATATAGTTTTCCTGATACGACAAGTGAGAGGTTCCCCTTTTGGTTTGTGTCTGGAAAGACTGAGTAAAGCACGCATAGTTCATCTCCCTCTCCTAGTTGTGCCATATTAGTCTGAGCAAAAGAAAGCATAGGGGCATAAGGGCTTAAAGAAGATCCGTATATATAATCAGGGTTATAATCATTGTATCCTACCTCTTGCATAAAGAAACGTGCGCTAGGTGTATATGCTACCCTGAAAGATAAAGAGCCAGTATTAAGTATTAATTCATCAGAGTCTGCAAATATAGTAGATGGTAAAGCGTTGTCTACTTGAACTACTGTGCCAACTATAGCACGCACATTAGCATTTACAACGTTTACTGCAAACTGAGGAATACCACCTACAGATGGTGCATTAATAATTGTTATTTTTTCATTAGCATCAATACGTGGATTTATTATATTAAGTCCTATGATAGAAGTGCCAACTGTAACGTTATCTCCGCCCCCCACTGCTGTGCTTGTTGCAGTGGCTCCTGCAGTCACATTTAAAGTCACAAGATTGTATGCTGCGCTTTCTCCATAGTTACCAGCTCCATATAAACCAGAACCATAACCTGTAGATTCTACAATTGAAACATTCATTATTTGCCTGATTCCATTTATGTCATCTGCAGGTATTCCCCCCACTGATTCAGCACCAGATATTTGAATGTAATCCCCTTCTTTAAAGTAAACTTCTGCAATAAGGTATATGTTTATGCCTGCCTGTCCGTTTTCTGTTACAATACTATTAGATGCTAACGCATAGAAATAAGACTGAATAGATTCTGGCTCTATAAATGATTCTATATTGCTTTCTATCATGTAAGGAGTGGGACTAATATTAAGTGGCTCTTCTGCTGCAGTTCTTGGTAGCGTACCTATAGCCCAAGTCTTTTCTTTATAATTATACATAGCGTAATTATTAGGCTCATTATCATCCCCCGCTGGATAGAAAAACCAAACCTCGTTATATAAAGTATTCGCATAGGTAAAACACTTTTGATATTGAGCTTCGTTTAAATTGTCATATACATATCTCTTAATTGTGTTGTTTGGTAATATATCTACTGTCGTGCCATCAAACACAAAGAAGTCTCCCTTGCCCATCCAAATGACTGCATCTTCTATTTCAGCTCTTGCCTTGCATGCCATTATACCATCTGTTGTAAAAAGCTTTTCTATAAACCAAATTGAAGGCTTATCTACAAATATTATTCTATACAACTCGTCCTCTGTGAATATAACATCCCTATCCCTTGTAGACGCTTGAGAAATCAACGCAGAGGCATGGTCTATATATGTTGAGAATGCATAGCTACTAGGAGAAGGTGCCCAATCAGTTAATTGCCCCACATCGCTTGAGCAAAAGTAATTCGGAAACCCCGTAGTAGGAATTGCGCCTCCATCTGGATAAGAAGCGCCCCCCAAAGTACAAACAATATTATTAGAAGTATATACCCATTTAACAAACATAGGTGCACCACCATAAGCAGGGGTAGGTGTAATAAGAGTAGGTGCTGTTAAAACACTATCGTAAACGTCTTCTATAGGCCACCAATACAAGTTAGATCCATTACCGTCTGCGCTGCCTACTGCATCCCCACAAGTTAACACGATATACTCAGCCCCTATACTATTAGTCCATTTATCCATAGACCAAACCCTAGGTGCTGTATTAGCTGCCTGATTAGTAAAAGGTAAAGGGCTGCCATATACCCCACTACCGTATTGCCCTCCTCCGTAACCATATCCACTAGAGCCGTCTGTATTTCCTTCTGGCACTTGGTATTGTATTGTTATATCTGTTCCCCCTGCATCTAATTCTAATGCGTCTGCAATAACAGATGTTGCAGGCTGAAACACAAAGGTGTCATTATTAACTGTATTGCTGATGATTTGCTCACCATTTATATTAGCAGCTGGGATATTAGCTAAATCAACTGCGTCATTAAGCTTAAATCTATCCCCAAACATGCAGGAGTTATTTGGTATTGTGACATATATGTAAGATGTTGCCCAAGTCATATTAACAACAGCATCGCCTGTGCTTGTTGCTAATCCATTTACTACTATTTGTATTGTCTGATTGTCTATTACAGTTGCTGCAAACGTACCATTAAAAAGAGATCCATCTATTCCATTTATTGTACCGCTTACACCTGATATTTCTATTTCTTCCCCTGAGTTTAAATATTGCACCACATTAAGGGTAACCACAGGGCTATTTATCGTTGTGCTCACTGTGACGTTTACAGAGGCATTATATTCAGTACTAAGTGAATCAGGTATGTCTACCTCCTCAAGTAACAAAGGAGTGATGTTATACATGTTTCCGTCTTCTAAATTGATATATAGAGATCTTGATGTGCCAATAATGGTTGCAGGGTTACCACTAGCATCACGAAAAGAGTATATGTTACGTGCAGCACCTAGTATTCGTTGCCCATTTGCACTAAAGATTCTATTCCATCCTTTTAGCTTACGTAATTTGCCATTTTGAAAACGAACTTTATCAGTATCAGTAAAATATATAGTATCTAATTCAGTCGAATCTTCTAATGGATTGACTAAAGGATTAATAGGTAATTCAATTCTTTTACCTAATAATGTCATCCGAAGTACTCTGTTATTCTGACTAAGCCCCCAGCTCCTGCTCCCCCTGCTCTAGCAGTACCACTTTGTCCATTTGTAGCACCACCACCACCAGAGCCATAACCTTGAGCAGCACCTCCATCCTGGGTTGAAGGATAAGAAACTACAGGTGACACCCCCCCATTTCCAACAATAGTGCTTCCACCCCTTCCTCCTTGAATCCAATAGTTAGTTACACCATTAAAAAACGGATAGGCTCCAGAAAACCCTGATTGTCCATTAAGAGTTAAAATATTTCCTACAGTTGAAGTAGTTACAGCTCCTGCTCCTACATTACCAAAGCCAGTTGTACAACCACTTCCTCCATTTGCCACACATAAAGATCCTACACTTGTTGATCCGCCATTTCCTCCAGCTGTAGGAGTTGCTGCTCCTGCAGTACCAGCTGCTCCAATCGTTACTGTTTGAGAAGACCCAACTGATGCAGAAGTTGATAATGTTTGACTATAGCCACCAGCACCACCACCGCCTCCAGGTGAAGAACTTCCCCCAGCACCAGCACCTCCACCACCTCCGCCCCAGCATTCTATCACGCATTTGGTCATGCCTGAGGATGGTGTATAAGTACCTGTAGAAGTAAAGGTAACGATATTTACAGCTCCACTAGATCCAACCCCTGATGCTGTAAAGGTATGAGTAGTAGGATTAATTGTTCCTGTTGTAACCCATTGAGCCCCATCATACACTTTTGTATACCATGCTGTTGTAGAGCTACTATTAGTATCAATCCAAGCCTGTCCTGCAAGGGGAGCTCCCGCTGGAATAGTAGGGGCTGTGTTTGATATGTTAGATAGCGCAGTTGTTTTTAAGTATGTGTCTATAGGTGTAAAGTTGCCAGCATTTAACAAGACCCCCCATGTGTTAGCATCAATAGGGCTGTTAGGTGTTGGTAATACAAAGCCATAGTTAGGTGTTGTTGTGCTCATGTTATAAACTCAATGTGTTAATTACTTCCCGTTGACCGCTACGGGCTTTTAATTTCGATAATGCGTCTTCTGCTTTGGCAAAGTCTGACGCCGCTAATTCAGGTGATTGTAATGAATCCCTGTAGAATATTCCTCTTGCTGTGTATCTTGTAACGTCTTGCGTAAAGTCTCCCATCCATAAAGATATGTAATTAGGGTCTGCATAAGGTGGATAGAAGCCATCACGTCTGTAATAAAATAAGCGCAATGAATAACCTGTTTGTGTATAGGGTGCTACATATACTTTATTACCCCATAGTGCCCAAGCATAAGGGACGCCTCCATATGTTTGATAGGCCATGTAATAGTTTTTATATGTTTGCAACTCCCAGAAAGTTACCTCTCTAAAACCTGTTGCAGCTGTGTTTATTATTGTATATGGAAGTGAGCTGGGGGGAGTAGCCCCCTCTAATCTCATGATTAACTGCATTTCTAGAACAGAAATAAAATCTTCTGGTAGTTCTACGTTGTCTGATCCTATAGGTAAATCTAATGTTGCTTCAGCGACGTTTATAAACAGTTGATTTATCTCTAATTCTTTTATGGCACTGGTAATAGCGTTTTCCACAGCAGTAGTAAAGCTAGCGTCTCTATATGTTTCCGCTAGTATCTGTTGTGTCATTTGACTAAAAGTCAGTGCCATATCTGCCCTCTTTTCTTTATGAGTTTCCTACGCAAGCGTAAGTAATATAAAGATAAGTGTAACCACTTGTTGCAGCAGTTGCAGGGGAAGCAGTAACAGTTAATTTAGCGCCAACGTTACCTGATGTCGCGTTAGAGTTTTGGTTTGTATTGTAAACATAACCAACCCCTTTTACCCAAGCTCCATCTGTCACAGTAGGTGCTACGTTTTGATATTGAACTAGTTGCGCATTAGATAGGTTAGTACCCAAAGAAGCACCCAGTATATATCTAGCAGCAGCATTAGAATCAGATAGAGTATCGCCTAATGAGAAAGTCCCACTTGGAGATGAGTTACTATCCATTTCAGCGCCTGTAACAAGAACAGAAAGGATTTTAACCCCTCCCTCTGGTATTAGGCCAGCAGCTGTAATAGTATCACCGTTTGCAACACCTGCAGAACTATTTGTACTAGCAAGGTTGAAATAAGCTCCAACAGTAAAAGTCTCTCCTGCAATCCAAGGCGATTGGACTTGTAGATTTGTATAAGAATAACTAGCCATTTTTCACCTCTTAACTTTGATACGTTAGATTGGTGTAGTTAGACATAACTATTACACCATGATCTATGTTGACTGTACTATTTGGGACAGCTTGTGTAGATGCAAAACGAACCTTCTTAATTCCCCATATTCCATTGATTGCCATACGTCTTAAGTTTTGTATGTCATATGTTTCTTCCCTTATGATAAAGCCCGGGATTGTCTCTGTGCCGTCACTATAGCCTTGTCCAAGAGATAGTACAGCTGCGTCACGTCCACAGAAAATAGATCTTCTAACATTAGATAAAACGTTACCGCTATCGTCTATTCCTTGTGGCAATTTGTCAGAAACAAATATACGTGTTTGAGAATAATCAAATGATCTTGCAATTGTACCATTTGTATCTCCATTTTGTACTTGTCCACTGAAAACGTCCCTAAATTGTATAGGAGAATTAGTATCTTGAAGCATTGAAATCCATACAGAAGTATGCACGTATAAGTGGTATTTTATACCAGATGATTCAGATATTGGTCTGATATATGGTTGTAAAGTAGAAGCCATATATTCAAGTTGATGTATATCTGAAAGCTTAAATGTAGCAGTACTATCTTGCGATACTTCTTCATCAGATGTCAAGTTATTAGGATAATACACTCTGTTTAAGCTAGGTGCGCTAACAGGGTTCATACCTTGCAATATCTTTGTTGCAGGCATGTAGTTAGTGTAGGTCAATCCACCCCATGTGAAGCTATTAGGATTAAATCCAGCTAACTGATTAAACACAGATAGGATAGCTCTTTCAGATAACCAGTTCATAGATGATCTGTATGCATCCTCTGGGAAATCATATACAACCCTTTGTTGAGAGATAGTCATTGTATTTGGTATTCCTAATGGATAACGCAATTGATCTATAATAACTTGATCAGTGAAGTAAAGTAGTGCTTGCTCTTGACCACTAGCAGCTTGGTTACCAACTAAACCGTAGCCTTCTTGTTTTTGTAAGAAAGAAACAGTTACGTTCTCGCCTGCTCCTCTTGATGGTTGATCTTGTTTGGACACAATTCCACTTTCCAGCATAGATGAGAGCATATAGGTATCTGTAACAAAGTCCTGATAGACTCTATTGCTCCAAAGCTTGACACTCTGCGGATCAGCGGAATTATAATATGTAACGGACATAGTATAAAACCTATTTTATATTGTTATGATGATGAGTGATTGTCTATACTGTGGCGTGTCATGTTTACCGTGCTGACTCACGAACCTTTTATAGAGTTGCTAAGCTCTGCCATGTTTACCGTGTTGACTCACGAATAGAAGCCATACGCTGGCTTAAGTAGACTCACGTATAAAATAGTAAATTAAGGATGTGAAGATTGCAACATATTCTTAACAAATTAAAAATAAATAATTGTTATTTAGCTTTTTTGGATTTGCGTTTTTTATTGGCTTTTTCAGCTTCTTGCTTTCTATATTGTTTATATGTCCATTTGATTTCTGGCAAAACAATAAACAAAAATAAAACAGTAAAGACTATTAGGCCTATTTTAATTGCGTCTGTAAAGAAATAGCATATTGCTGTTATACCTATCAGCAATACAACAGTTACTATGTAAGACGTGATATATCCCATTAAAGATCATTTGTAATATTTTAGGAAGATATTAGCGACTTTTGTGCTAATTTCAATTCTTCATATATGTGCTTCTTAGTTAAATGCTTTAAGTCTTTGTTTGATAACACCATATCGATTACATTTACTGTGTCAAAATACATAGTTGGGTTGTCTTGCGTTAAAGAATAAATATCTATATTACTATTTTTATCAATTGCAACTTCAAAAGAATAACTAGAATATAAGCTAGAATAAATAGCATCAATTATTTCTCTAGATTTAGTGTTAGGCATTAAATATTTTAATAATAGCGTGCTAAATTCTTTTGGCTTATCATATTCTATATTTACTGGCTCTTGATCTAATAGCAAATTAACAACTTGCACAATTGATAAAGAAGGTAGTTTTAAATATTCCTCTAACACAATTGGCCTGTATTGAGTTTGGTTTATAAGACTTTGTAATACACTTTTAACATTACTTTTTTTATCTTTTTTAGGATACAGCTCTATAATAATTGCAATTAAACAATATATACCCACACCCTTTAAAGACAAAGGATAAAATTTATCTATTACAAGCAATATAAGCGTATGAACCATAAAAAGGTTTGCCCAATGCATTATTATTGTTGTTACTTTTGTAATCTTATCCTTTTTCATTTTATTCATAATGTTATTTCCTCTTTTGAATCATTTTATAACCAATAATCCCATCTATTATAGCTTGTAATTGTTCTAAAGTTATAACGTCTAGTTTTTCGAATGTCATTTTAAATTTATCTGCTAATTTAGCTGCCATGATTTCAGTTTTTTCTAATGTTATTTCATCTTCAACAACCATTATATGTTCTGTATCTCCATCTTTTTCTAATAAAAACTTCACTTTAGTCCCATCTGGGCTCATTAAATAGAATTCTTTGTCGTCTATTTCATCCCAAAATACTATGTTATTTCCATTATCGAACGTTTTTATTGTTGTTTTCATATCCACAATGTTATTTCCTCTTTGCAATGTTTTCTAATGCTTTTCTAAATTTATTTGAATCTACGCCTCTGCCATTGTCGTTCTTTAATTTCTCAAAACCTTTTACAGTAGTTACTGATTCATAAGAGTCAGACATAGAAGTTATCGCAGCAGGTATATCATCCATAACTGATGCGGAACGCTTAATGTTCTTATTGATACTATTAAGATCAACATTAGAACCTTTTTTAGCTCCTTTGGCATTGTATCCATAGTTCTTAGCCATATTATACACTGATTCAGCAACATTGCCACCTTTATTGTAAATATTCCAAGCAATTGGCTGCAACTTAGCAATAGCAAAATCATAAGCTTCATTTTCATCTAATCCCATTATTTGAGCATTTTTAATTTCAGTGTCTACTACAAACTTGTAAGCATCTTCAAAGTCTTCATGCTTTTTCTTAAAAGATTCTGCTTGATTGTTTACAGTCGTCTCAAAACGTGATTGAGTCTGTACTTTGTTCATTTGCTCTAGCTTTGTTTCAAACTCAGCTTTAAGATTGTTTATTTGCTTTACATAATAAGAGTGAGCTTCTTCATCTAATGGATTTATTTCTAGAGCTTCTTCTTTTTTATTTTGTAGGGCTTGAGCAGCTTTGTTAAACAGATTTAATTCTGTTTCCATTCTTATCCTTGCTTCTCTTTCTTTTTGTAACTCTGCCTCTATCTCTTTTCTACGTTGTAACTCTTGGTTAAACCTTTTCTTAGGTATAGAATGAGACTGAACAGGGGCTTCTTCTATTGCGTCTGCATCACTTTCATCAATATGTTCACTAGGCTCGATAACATCACTCCTGTCATCATCGCTGCTATTATCAATATTATCAACTCGTTCTTGTTCATTGCTTATAACCTCTTCTTGTTGTGGGGTAATGTTTCTTAAAGCTTCAAGCTCCTTTCTAAATTGCATAGCTCTTTCCTCAGAAGAAACCAATGGCCTTGGCGCTTCTTGTGTTGTAACTACTATTATCTCACTATCGCTTTTATTTTCGCTCATAGAGAACTCCTATATTGATTGGTTAGTTTCTTTTTTTAATTTGCTTAATTCTGCTCTATCAATATGCATGCTTTGTATTTCTTTCATCGCCCTAGCTTTGTCATACTCAGCAGAACGTAACTGTTTAATAATGTCACTGCTTAACTCTTGATCCTTGTAATTTAATTCCTTCTCTTTTAATAACGCCTCTATGTTATATTTCATTGCTTCCGCTGATTGCTTTTGCGCTAACGATTGCTTTAATCCAACCTCAGATTCTAACAAGGCCACTTGCAATGGATCTGGAGGAGGAGGCGGTGGTGGCTCCATCAAAGTCTTAATAGCCGCTATTTCGTTTTCTTTCAGCGGAGCATACTCGATAGCAATTGGAGCTATATCTATAGGGTTAGGTTTATTTGCAAATATTTGTGCCAACTCTATTAACGTCTCAAACGTTCTTTGTCTTTCATCCGGCGTCATTGGAACTTCTTCTACAACTAGATCATATTGTGGCGCTAGATTCTCTTTAAACATAGGTACGTTAACTTTATTACCCTCTGGGGTAATGTGACCTATTAAGCGTCCCTCTTCGTTGTCTAAGAGCACTCTAAGCATCTCTAAAAACAATACACCATTTTGCTTAGTAAACATTGTTACAGAATCAAAGTATGGGGCAAGCACCATCATACCTTGGCGTACTAATTGAGAATTAAGCTGAGCAGTCATTAATTTACTATCAACCTGTCCCATAAAGTCAGGGGTAATTCCTATTACTGCCATCATAGCACTGCTAGCATATTCAATCATGTTAAGAAGCCCATCTGGAATTGGGGGAGCAATCTTTGGCTGTATTTTGTTATTTGCTATACTGCCTGAACTTACAACTGTTATCTGAGCAGCTTTGGTATATGTGTCTCTGAACCCCTCTAATGACGGCACAGCGTCACTTTCAATATACACCCCACCTTTTGGTATTGTGAGCAAAAATCCTTCATAATCAGACACTGCTTTATTCAAAAGTCTCTGTGGTTCTTTCATGGATCTAACTAATCCATAATAGCACTGACGTATTTCATCATATTTGCCAGATATAGCCTGAATAGAAAACCCAGATTGAGAAAAGTTCTCAGTTTTATTTAGCACGTAGTTCCCAACTATATCAGCTCTATAGTACACCCACTTGCGTATCTCTGCTTTTTCTAATTGATAATACCCAATCATATCAAACAGCTCTTGAACTTCCTTATAATCACTAGAAGGAATAATTAAGAATTGATCTGAAATAGGGTTAAATGTATATAGGTCTTGTAATGTATTAGCCAGCTCCATCACTTGCTGCGTAACAACATCTTCAGGATCACCTTCAAAGTCAATTAACGGGTTTCTTATCTTATAAAACTTCTTCTTCTCTCTCCATTGATAATGGTACACTACCCCTAACGATTTAACTGTCAGCACAGTGTTAAAGAAATCCAAAAACCTAGCATCAACTGACGCTCCAAACTCTGCATCAACAGCACTCATATCCTCAGGATCTAACCCTTTTGTTAGCTGCTCTAATTGCTGCCTATCGACTATCTTAGCCCTGCATATCCAATTAGCACCCTCTAAGTTCTTATCCCTAGTAGTTACATCCCATAACATAAAATAAGGGAACACTCTTTCACACCAAGGCATTCCACTATCACTAGAAGAGCTATCGTAAGTCTTCCCATCCCCATATCCAATCTTGTACTCTATAAAACCCAATCCAGAGATAAGCATATCAGTAAAGGCTAAGCTCTTAACCATGTTATAGTTAGAAACATCCTCTATCCACTTTATCCCATCATTACCCAAATCACTAAATCCAGCCTCTTGATCACTCGTAATTCTTGGCACTGCCTTGGCCTTAGACCTGTTTTGTATCTGAAATCCAGCAACTGCATCTACTATAGGCTGTATCCTGTTTATAGTTCTTACTGGCATGTTATTGGCTATTTGACGAGAATAATCAGCTGGCAACCACTGCCCGTTCCCCTCGTACAGGCCGTAATTATCTCTAATCTCGTTAGCCCGCCACCATTGAGTGACTAATAAATTATCATTAATCCCCTGTCGCACTTCTCTCAATATATCGCTATCTGACTTCACTTAATGACTTTTTCTTAGTTTGTTAAAATAATATTAACAATACTTATTAAATATGCAATATATTATTAGGAACGCAAACATATTTGTAGCTATATGAATTCAGATTATGAACGTAGAATCGCTTTTAAAAAGGCGTTGCATGAAAGCTTGCCTTTATTTACGCATCAAGTGTTTAATACTGTTTCACCAAGTACGCCATATCTATCTAATTGGCATATTGAGTTGATATGTGAATATTTAATTGCATGTCAAAAACGAGAGATAACAAGGTTAATTATTAACATCCCGCCTAGATTTATGAAGTCTATCGCTGCATCTGTTGCATTCCCTGCGTGGTTACTTGGTCATGAGCCTAAAACACAAATAATGTGTGCATCATATGGACAAAGGCTATCGGAAAAGTTCTCTATAGACAGCCGTTTGGTAGTTACTGCTCCATGGTTTAAAGATATATTCCCTCAATGTGAATTGCTTAGTGATCAAAATACTAAAGCTAAGTTTATGACTACACAAAGGGGATATAGAATAGCAACATCTATAGGAGGATCTGTCACAGGGTCTGGGGCTGACTTTCTTATAGTAGATGACCCTTTGAATGCAGACCAAGCTAACAGTGTAGTTGCCCTAGATAATGCTAACAATTGGTTTGATCAGGTATTTAGTACGCGTCTTAATGATCCTAAAAAGGGTGTGATAATAGTCATTATGCAGCGGCTGCATGAGAATGATCTGTCAGGTCACTTGCTTGCTAAGGAAGCAGGATGGGAACATTTAAAGATACCTCTTGTTGCTGAAAGAACTGAGATAATACAAAAAGGAAAGTTCTATAAAGAAAGAGAAGAAGGGGAATTACTACATGAAGATCGTATAGGAGAAAAGGAAGTAAAGAGGCTGCAAATAGAATTAGGGGCTTATGGCTTTGCAGGGCAGTATCAGCAAACACCTAGCCCAAGCGGCGGTGGTATATTCCGCAAAGAATGGCTGCAGTTCTATGACAATGTAAACCTAGCTACTCTCAACAAATACATCTTTATAGATCCAGCTAACGCTAAAAAGAAAACATCAGACTATACAGCTATCATAATAGTAGGAATAGGAGAAGATAAAAACATATACATCATAGACATCATTAGAGACCGCTTAGGAGTGAAAGAGAGAGAGGACATACTATTTGACCTCCATAAGAAATATAACCCTTTAAAGGTCATTTATGAGAAATATGGAATGCAATGCGATGCTGATTGGATTAAGTACGCAATGGAGCGACGCAATTACCGCTTTGCAATAACAGAAGTTGGAGGCACCTTGGATAAGGTGTCCCGTATATCACGATTAGATGCTCTCTTTGCACGTGGCCAAATATGGCTGCCTAAAACCCTATATAAAACTAACTATGAAAGCAAACTAGTTAACCTAATAGAAACCTTCATTGAGGAAGAATACCTACCATTCCCTCTAGGACTGCATGACGATATGCTAGATGCTATGGCTAGAATGCTAGATATCAATATGATGCCACCAAATGGAGGATTTGATTACTATGCATTTGCTGATGGATTTTAATGGTAATCGTAATGTGACCACATACGTATTATTTTAATAGCCTTTTCAGATTCATAAATCTTATAAACCAATCTGTGTTTTAGATTAATCCTTCTAGAACAACACCCTTCTAAATCACCCTTAAGCCTTTCATAACGACCAGCGTAAGGGCACTTGATAAGCTCATCTAACATGTGTTGGCACTTAACATCTAATTTAGCAGCTTCTAAAAGGATAGCATCCTTAAGGGCTTGCTTGGTAAAATACAAACGATACATTATTTAGATTTCCACTCAATCTTAGTAGCACATGAAGATAAAGGCTCTTTCAACCCTTCTAGTATGCTTTCTTTTAATCCTTTAATTGATTGAATGTATAAGGTCTCTTGCATAGCAGCGTAGTCTTCCCCTGATACCAATACCAATGTCTTTTTCTTTGCGCAGATAGTAACAGGCTCGTGAGTATCCAAAGTTGTTTTCACGATCTTGAAGAAATTATCTCTAGCGTCGCTTACTGTATAGACTTTCATTTTTTTGTTCCATTTAATTCCTTTGATCGAAACGTACAACATTACGTCATGCTTTGCAATAGCTTTTAATTTAAAAGTCTACCCCCAATCTATTAATGGGGGAGAGAAAGTGACTAATTTCGTGACTCTTTTGACATGTATAATCCACCCACCCATTTTCCCATTTACAATAACTCACCATAACTGAAATCGGTTATCATAGTTAATCTTATTGTAACAAGTTGTGCTTCATGGTATTAAGTTGACCACAGAATAACAAACAAAATAATTATATGAAGGAAACACAAGTTGCTGCTGCCCTTGTTGCAAAAAACTGGGGCGCATTAGAATACTTAGTGAGAGCTGGGTATCAATTAGAAATTACTAACAACGTTATGCACGGTGTGCCAATACATTGGACTGGGAAATATGGAGAGATATATAACTTCTTGCTCAGTGAGCCTTGCATAAAAAACGCAAAAGACGTAAAAGAAAGAATGGAGTTGATAGGTAATCAAGAAGCAGTACAAGAGCTAACTGATTATATAAAACAAACAGAAAACAAAATGCTAATGCTAATGACTTTATACGCAATCACAGCTGCAAATGGTTTTGTTGGCTATGAAGGTATTGTCATTGCTGGGGCTTTCTCTATATTATCTACTGCACTATGCAAACACGCTAACAACTTTCATGAGTTTATCAGCAACCTATATATCACGTTAGATGATAAGCTTATTAGCAAATTTAAATGCAGCTTTACTTTTGATTCTAAGGTTGCACCTGCAGATATATCTACCACTTCACGTATTGAGGACTATTTAGAAAACAGACAAACGGGTTTAATATAAATGACAACATCAACAAACAAAGTTTTAAAGCCTTTTATCTTAGTAATAGAAGATGAAGAATCAATCTCTACTGTAATTAAGTACAACCTTCAAAAATATAATTATAAAGTGCATATCTTACCAGATGGAGACACAGCTTTAGAGTATTGCATAAACAATAGCCCTGATTTAATTATATTAGATTGGATGCTACCTTCTATATCAGGCATAGCAGTATGCAAGCTACTTAGAGACCATCATATTACTGCCAACATACCAATCATCATGATATCAGCAAAAAATGAAGAATACGATAAAATCATGGGGCTAGATAAAGGGGCAGATGATTACATAAGTAAACCATTTTCCCCTGCAGAGCTGCTTGCTAGGATCAAATCAGTATTACGCAGAATAAGGCCTGCTTTCTCAGATAAAAAACTAATATTTGACGATATAGAAATGGATCTGTTGCAACACTCTGTAACAAGGGATGGAAAAGAAATGCATTTAGCTCCTTTGGAATTTGAAATACTGCAAGTGTTAATGGAGTATCCAAACATACCACAATCTCGTGAGAGTTTTATTAAAAAGATATGGGGAGATGAGGAAGTTGGACACAGAACCATAGACGTGCATATGACAAGGTTAAGAAAAACCCTAATGAAATACAGTACAACAGGTGAGAATGTAATAAAAACAATTCACAAAGGCGGTTACGTGCTAAAAACAATTAGACGTATTAACCGCCCTAAATAGATTGTTACTTTCCACCTATTACTTTTTGACCATATTCCAAATTGTCTTTAAAGCATATTACTTCGTTTCTGATATGAAATAATGATTCAAGAGCTTTAATGCTTTCCTCTTGATCAGCTGTAACCAACTCAGCTATTCTTTCGCAATGCTTATGAATGTTGTTTACTATCTCCTTAGCTATCTCTTGGAATTGATCGCTTGATATGTTTATTAACTCTACACTCATATTATTACCTATTAAAAAATTGTTGTTCTTTTAAGTACCTATAGTTATCTATGGTAAAACAAAGTTTATCAATTGAGCTAGTAAGCCTTATTAAATCTTTAATCGTCTGAGAATCTGGCAATTGATCAGCTATGCAACTATCATGAAGTACATCTATTTTGTCTATCAATTTATCAACTAAAAGAGCTATCTCCGATTTGTTATCGTTAACCAAGTTGCCCCCCTTGATTTGCTAATTCCTTCTGCCTTTGTTCTTGAACTCTTTCTTCTATCTTTTGCTGAATGTACTTCTCTAAGATTTCATTCTCATCCTTATTAAGCGGGGTTGCCTCTTGCTGTATGATAGTAGTAGGCGTAATAGTCACATCGCTTCCATAACCTCTATGCTTTAATCTAGTTTTTGCTACGTATATCAATGTTGCTGGATGCTTTTCTTCAATAAGCTCTAATAACTTAGATTCACAGTAATCATCCACAGTGTCACGCACTGCGTCTATTCTGTTTTTAAACTCTTCATCTTCTCTTCTCCAACGGTAAACAGTATCAAGATGTATACCCGCTTTCTTTGCAGCAACAGAAATAATACCGCGACTTTCTTCTAAAATCTCGTGAAATTTTGCTTTTATAGTTGCGTAATACTCGGAAGAGTGCATATCAAAAGGCTTTTCAAATTGTTATGATTTTAAAATTTAGCTTATCTCATTTACTTAAAAAGTGTCAATAACTATTGTTCATACAATCTAATTATTTTAAACCTATATTAAGATTTAACATTTACGCAACTTTTTTTAAAAAGGGTATTGACTTGCGTACGATTTATGTATATATTACTTGCATATGCGTATCAAAGTGCGGATATTAACAATTAAAACAAGGAAAGCGAAATGACATATAATCAAGAGTTGCGAGACAAAATAAGCAGGGCTGGGTCACAAAAATTATGGCTATTATTTTTTGCAATTGATCAAAACAAAATTTATGTTCAAAAAGAATTTTTAAAAACGGCGTTTATGCTACCTTCTTTTGATACAATATACGGTTATCTATACAACTGTATAACAACAGAAGACTCGATAGACATGCTTACAGGGGATTTTTGTGAGCTAAAAGAGGAGTTTTATATTATAAATACCCGAATAAAATATTGGAAAGCTTATGATAAAAAAGCATATGACAAAGAAGAGTTGTGTCTACAAAATTTTGATAAACAGCTTTACCTTAGATGGAATGAGCATTTAGATCAATTTATGTACACAGAAGAAGAATTCAACAAAACTGTTTATGATAAATGGGTGCCTTATGTCGATGAAATCATAGAGCTCTATAAAGACGTAAGTAAAAAAATAACAGTTCTATTTTATAATGCTCAATGTGACTTTAATTTTGATAAACTTATTAAAAACATTAACGAAATCATAAACGAGTTTAATTTAGAGGTGACAAACATATTAGATGAAGCCGAAAATTTATTAACAATTAATCTTTATTAACAATTAACAATTAAAACAAAGAGGGCAGTGTGATGAAATCAAAACAAAAATTTTTACTAAGCGATGAGTTTAGGAAATCAGTTAACACTTCATATAGAGCTATAAGTAGTTCTTGGAAATCTATAAGCGAAGATATCGAATATTTAAACACAACAGAGTTAAAAAAAACTAATCAAGAAATGTTTGAAATATTCGAAGATATAAACTGTAAGATAGATACCTTTATATTTTTATCTAGCAGTTTGCGTGACGATCTACATGCAGCATTGTCACAAGCATATGAAATCAATTCACGTTATATATCGGAGTGTTAATTATGTCAGAATATATGTATGAAGAGCCTATAAATGAAGAGCCTATAAATGAAGAGCAAGAATGGGCTGAAAGCTTGCAAAAGCAATTGTTATATGAGCTAGAATACTCTGAGTATTTATATGAAATGGAAAAGAAAAACTTAGCACAAGTTCAAGCTAAATATAATGAGTTTCTTAAGCAATTAGAGTCTCAAAGAAGGGCTAAATTTATAGGCTACCTAAGAGAAGCTAAAAAGCCAACTTTTAGAAAAAAGATTATAAAACTATATAAGAAAACAAACCCATTCAAACAAAAGGTATCAGCATGAGAGATCCATCATTAGACGCTTTAATAAAAGAATTAACTTACTTAAAAAAAGAAGTAAGAGAGTTAAGAGCAATATTTCAAGATTTAAATGATTTATTAGAAGAGGAAGACAATGAGCTTATTACCCCATACGAGTCTATTGTACTTACTTAATGGACAAAAAAGACCTTTGTCAGGAAAAGAAATAGCTAAATTGATGGGTGTGCCTGTTTCTCAGGTGCACTCATCTTTTGTTAAATTAATCTTGCAAAATAAAGTAAAGAGGACAAAAGTAAAAAACAGCCTGTATTATGAATCAAACATTAAAGTAAACGTATGACTAATAAATATGAAGCTTTATATAAAGACGCAACATTGGTTTTTCTTTATGATGATATATGGTTATCTTCTTTTTCATACACAAATACTGATATTAAAATAATATACCCAATTAATGAAAAAGATACAGACTGTATTAGTCTTTTGATAAGAGATGAAATTTTTAATTATTACAAAAATAAAACTTTTGAATTAAATAATGTATTAGTTGATGAAAGCTTTATTAATAAAATTAAAGATGATTTATTAAAAGATCATTCTGTAAAAGTTGAATTTAATAAAGACAAAGAAATAATCAATAAATTTTATTTTAGATCTCAACACATGCATAAATATATAGTTAAAAAAATATTTTTAACTTCGGAAACAATTAAATGTATTAGAGAAGAAAATACACTAAGCTTTGAATATTCTTATAGTGCGCAAAAAGATTGGTTAATGCAATGTATTCTAGCATCATTTTATTCAATGGATGCCAACATGCAAGTTTCTCTTTTACATGTTTTAACTCCATCTAATGAACAAATAATGAAGCATTGCAAATTTTATTTAAAACACGAACATCTTCCTCGTTTGAAACAGTTAAATTTTATATCATCAAAAGAATATATCAAAAAAAACATGATAAAAACAAACGATGATTTAAAAACAATAACATTAAAAAATTTAACAAATGCACAAGCTGATTACATCCAAAAATTTGTTTGTGAATATGATGAACATTAAATACATTAAATTAAAATGGCAACTTTTGCACATTAAAGTAAATTATGATATAGTGCGCTTATATGTCATACATCGATTTTTTATATGCGTAAGTTGTCACCCGTGCAAATAAAACGGCTTCATAAATTAAGAGTTATTTTAAGATATTTAAGAGATCATCAAGGCCAATTGCACAGCCCTTATATGCTAAGTAATATTCTGTTTACTGATACTGTACCCTCTAGAGTAGCTGTTTATATGCATACATTAACTAGCAGAAAGAAAGTAGCTAAATGCATAATCAAAAGAAGTGTTTTCTATAAATGGCCTTATGAACCAACTAAAAGAATGCACAAGGTTTGTAATTAAATGGCTGTTGGCTCTATTGTAATTATTAATTTGAATTCCGTTGCATCTTCTGGCTCTGGTAAACTAATTAACTCTACATCCAATTCAGGGTACTTAGCTTCCCATTGTTGAAGTGCATAAACGTAATCCTTTAACTTACCTGTCAATTTGTGCTTCATATTGCCTTACATCATTTAAATTGATCTATATCTTTGCGCAAATCTATAGCTAAATCCTTTTGTAACTTATCAACAAAATAATTTAATGTGAAAATAATTCCTATAATAGAAAAAAAGCCAATGCCTATTATTAAAGCTACATCTATTGCGCTAAACATTATATTACTACACTATCAGGTTATTAACGAAACGTAAATATATAACATAAGGGTTAAAATGCAATTAAAAGAAAAAGATATTTGTAAATTATTTGTCGCTAAATTTGAAATGATGAACGCATACAAACAGTTTAACAAAAAGATGTTTTTATATCACGTCTCTAATGAACAATATAACAACATGCTATACACCATATCCTTAAAACAAATGGGCTTAAAAGCAGGAGTAGCCGACTATTGTCTCTTAATTGAAGGGGGCACTTGTGCTTACATAGAATTTAAACGTAACGCTAAATCAAAGGTTTCCGAACACCAAATGAAATTCCGTCAGATATGTGAAGATCTAAATATTCCCTACTTCTTAACTTGTGATGCTGACGAGGCAATAAATTGGATAAAGGATATAACAAAGCTTTAAAAAACTTTTTCCGTTTCCTTATTACTCCCCTAACAAAATGCTCATAATCCGTAACGTATATCGATTTGTATCCGTTATGGTGCACATGATAGTGCTTGTTTATATATTCCTTCATCATATCTTCATAATGCAATCATGTTGCAATATATAGCAATTTAATTTCATTGTTTCATTTCTCCAATCAAAAGTCAATTTCATATTCATAGTGCCCTCCTCAAATTGTTAATGATCAAACTCCAGTCGTGATCTGTTGTGCATTCTTGCTCCATTTGCCTATGTAGTTCGTCTCTTTTGCGTTCCTCTTCCATTATTCGCTTAAATCTTTCCACTTCAGATACTGCCTTCCTCACTGGCTCTGGTTTGTAACATGCTCTCTCCTCTCTGGTAAAGAAGGTCTGTCCCTTTGTTAGTATTGCCTTTGCTAGATGTAGGCTTTTCTTTATCCTTGATATCAGTACTGCAATTGGGCTTTTGTATTGCCTTCCTAGTGTTGTTATCTCGTGTTCTACCTGTTTAAAGTCAGAAAGGATGATTTTCTCAGTGATTTTTCTGTCTATGTTGAACTTTTTTGCAAACCATGGGATTGCTGTTGTTGAAAAACGAAGGTTTTTTACCTTTTCTGATTCAATAAACCTTTTGTTTGTAGTACTAGAATCTTTAAAGGATGGTTTACCATTAGGTAAGGGCAATTTTGTATCAACGCCAGAATTGCTGCCATCTCCCTTGTCTTTATTCTTTCTTTCTTCTCTAAGCCTAGCTCGGTTTTCTTCCGTTCTCCTCTTATATTCTAAAAACTCTTCCCTGCTCCGCCTTTGCTTTAAATAACCTAATATTGCTTTCCTAGCTTCATTCTTTAATGGCTTAGGCATATACTCTAATTCTGTCATAGGCCTTTGAAAGCCACTAACATAAGACTTATACTCCTTTATGATCCCCATATTGCATGCCCTCTTTCTGTAATACTTAATAGCACGCTCTGATTTTCCTAATTCAGATGCCGTTCTTGTTACAGTGTAATCAGGATGTGAGAATAAAAGAAATAAAAATGAAACAAATCCTTCGTGTAAATCTTTTCTTTTAAATGAAGATAAAACTTTATCTAGATGCCTAATAATAGGATCTATCCGCTCTGATGAGCTAGTACTGCGGCTTTTAAAAAATCTGTTAAGCATAGTATTCTCCTTTACTTGAAGAATCCTGCCCTACCCTTAACAATTCCTTAAAATCAAATGTCTTGATATTTATAGCGACGTTTGCTATTATAAGACTATCTTTTTTAGGGAATTTGACTCTTGTTTCACTTTTGAAGGGGTGAGGGACGGGAGTCTTCCTTTCTAAATATATCCCCCAACATAGCAAATCACTTCTCCCAAGGCAATCACTATTTGTTACC